TTTGTATTTTTTTGCAACAAGTTGCGCTTTACGTGCTGACCACTGACCTGCGCCAGTGCCGTGCGTAGCTGCGGCTTTTACTTGGCTCACAATCCGCTTGCGAAGACTAGGCTTTGTGTAGTTGCCTGCGGCGTTTACCGTAGACTTCACCTTCCCACCCTCTTTATACTGGGTGAAGTCAGTGTCGTCCCGCCGGGCCTTCTTCTTACCCTTGGGCATTTTAGAAGGAGAGATGTCTCCCATACCACGGCTGGCCATCATGGTTTAGCAGGCTTTGCCGCCCATTTTCATCTTCTTCATGCCGCCAGCTTTCATGGCAATCATGGTACCTTTAGTCTTGCCTTTTTCAGCAATACCGTCTTTGCTAGGGGCGGCTGTTTTAACTTTGCCCATTGCCATACCGCCACCAGCCATTTTTTTAGCAGGAGCGCCTTTTTTCTTAGCCATCATTGCCATGAAGCCAGCATTCATTTTGGAAGCCATAGTATCACCACCTTCTTTAAAAAAAGTCATTTTTCCGTGATCGGTTTTAGACTTATTCACCTTCTGAACATCTGGACGGGTACGCCCGCCAGAACCAAACTTTTTACCCTTATCCGCTTCGTCAAAATCTTTTCCGACGCTTTGCGGTATTCCAACCTTCTTGGCAAACGCAGGGTTGTGCGCTATTGCCGCCATGAAGTTGTGTTGTTTTTTAGAACTACTCGGCATCTTTTTTCCTGCGAATTAACTCAGAGAAGGGTTTACCCGCAATCATTTCAGCAATTCGCATCACTGTCCAGACTGCACCAATAAGACCAAATACTGGGGTAAACATTTCCAAGAACGATCCTACGGTTGCAAACACCGAAACAATATCCAGCGTATTTTTGACTGTGTCTGAGTTTGTGGTCATACCATCCGCCCCTTTGTCTTGCCTTTTGTAGCGCAGCCATCAGCCGCAGTTACATAGCCGCCTTCCGCGCAGTTCCACGCTCTCAAAGATTTATTGATGCGTGAGTTTGGATCGTTGGCCGTCTTCTCGCTGGTCAGTTTCTTTTTCATACCACTCATCCTTGCACAGAAGGAGTCGCGCCGTGAGCCGCCCTCGGGTTGGGGTGCTTTCAGTCCCGGTTTCCCGGGGTTTGCCGCGTTGTAGGAAGCCCGTCCTTTGGCGTTCAAGCCGCCCTTCTCGGACTTCCCCTCTTTGCGTTGCCATGCTGGACTCTTAGCCATAGAACACCATGACGGAACCAATATCAGTTACGTCCACATAAATGTTGGTGCTAAATAAAAGCCCTTCTCCGGGCATTAACATGTATGTTGGTTGCGTAGCAGAGGCCACGGTGTTAACGGTCAAACGGGTTGTGCCGCTTGTGCCGCCGTCTTTAAATGCAACACTACCCGCTGTTCCAGAAGGAACAATATAAATACTTTTGACACGAGCGCGGGTAATTGTGTTACCTACTTGGTCAAGTAATTGACCATCGGTGGTTCGTACCGCGCTGGCAAGGACATCAGTTTGCATCGACATAAGATGCTCCTAGTTATGCAGTACGTGTGAATGCGTATGCTGTAGCGCTTGAGAACATGATGGTGAAACGGGCTAAACCTGTTACACCAGAAGCTACCGTTAAATCACCAAATGAACCTGCTGTATCTACAGCCGCAGTAGACAGCACACCGTTTGTTGCTACAGCAATTGTGACTGTGTTTGCGCCAGCGGTGTTGTCAATGTACAAGTCCAGTACAGTACCAGCGGTAGCGCCCAAGGCTGCGCCAAGCAACGTGCCAGTAGGCAAAGTGATGGTCGTAGCGGCGGCGGAAGTAGAAGTGATGTAGCCAGTTGCAACTTGGGCTGCGGTGGCTGTAGCTGTTGCGTTAATTGCAGCAGTTGTTGGGTGATTCTGATCGGTATAAACCAGATTTGTAGCCGTCACAGTTGTAGCGGCCAAAGTGGTCACGCTAGTTGCAGTGCCAAACGTAGCGTCAACAGTAACAGCGCCAGTGGTGGCGTTGATAGAAATGTCTTGAAAGCCATTTTCGGAACGAACTGGGCCGTTAAACGTGGTATTTGCCATGATTTTTCCTTACATGCAAGTTAGGCGTATCAATCTGCATGTCGTCAGCCGGGACTGTTTGATACACCGGAAAACCCGGATTACTGTGTTTATATCACGGTATTTTTGAGTGTGCAACATTTATTTTTCTTGTCACAATTCTTCGGTATCATAAAGGCATGAAATACCGCGTTGCCCCCGTCAACACTCGTCAGCCAGAGGTGGTACAACTGCTCGTTTCGTTACAAAAAGCGTGTCTTCCCGCAGACAAAATTTACCCAATTACACAAGGACATTGGTATGTCGCTTATGCACAGGATGGTGAGGCTGCTGGGTTCGCTGGTGTTGTTCCCTCTGCTCGTTGGGCTGATACCATGTATCTTTGTCGGTCAGGTGTTGTACTCGCTCATCGTGGACGCGGGCTTCAGAAAAGGCTTATTAAGGCGCGTATTCGTAAGGCCAAAGCATTAGGCATGAACTGGGTCATCACTGACACCAACCACAACCCCGCATCTGCCAACAGTTTGATAGCTACAGGTTTCAAAATGTTTGAGCCATCTAAACCTTGGGGTTTTAAAACGGCGTTGTACTGGCGGTATCGGATCAAACATGCCGTATAAAGACCCAAAAGTTAAAGCAGAAAAACAAAAAACGTACGCAAATACGTACTACGCTAACAACAAAGCCGCTGTAATAGCTGCAAGTAAAGCCTCTGCTAAAGTATATAAAGATCAGTGGCGTAGCTTTAAAGCTACATTATCGTGTATGCAATGCGGGCAGAATCACCCAGCTACCTTTGACTTTCACCACGTGGACAGCAACACCAAAGAAGCTGCGGTCAATAAGCTAGTAAAAAACCGTGCGTTTAAACGGGCTATGGAAGAAGTCAAAAAGTGCGTTGTGCTCTGCGCCAACTGCCACCGTATACACCATCATGACGAGCGTATTGCTAGGAAAGCCAAAAAGAAAAAAGGGGCCGAAGCCCCCTAACTGTATACACACTGTATATACATTTACTCTTTGTCAGCAGCTTCTGCAGAAGCTTCAGTCGCAGCACCATCTAATTCTTCTTCAGTGTCGTCTTCATCTTCAAACTCTTCATCGCTAAGCACAACATCATATTCAACTGCCCAACCGTAACTTTCTTGAAATTCCACAAACTTTTGAAAAATTTCAATCATCTCAAAATCGTGTGTTTCAATAGACAACTTGTTGTTACCAAAGTAACCAAATTCCATTTCAAATTTCATAATATGCCCCTAAGATTTATGCAACCACAGCGGCTGCAAATCTATCGTAATTTAAATTTGTGACAAGAAAAAGGCCACCCGAAGGTGGCCTTTAATACGCAATTTGCGTATGGATTAAGCGCCGGGAGAACCGTAGATACCGCGTGGATCGCTGAAGCCAAAGCTATAGCGCTCACGGGCCTTGTAACGAACGTTACCTGTCTCAAAATCGCCTTCAAAAGCGGTTTTGATGGGTGAACGGTTGAACATCTTCAAGCCGTTAGGTGCGTCAGTCAACAAGAAGAAGGCATCTGTGTCTGTCAAGTAATGGTTGACAGTGTATCCTTCAGGAATCAAGCCCATAGACTTGATCGCGTTGATATCATTGTCAGCCGTTCCTGTACGTTGGACTGTCTTCATCAAGCGTTCTGCAGTGAACTGCAACTCTTTAGGGACAACCAATTTACGAGCAGTCAATGCAACCTTCAAGCCGCGCTCATCCGTAAATGAGGCGATGTCGATGATGCCTTGTTCGAGAGAAGTCTCGTTCAAGTCAGCAGCAACAACTGGACGGTTAGCAAAGTCTGGGCCTAATGCAGTGGGATGGTTAATGGCCATTAAAGCCACGCCGTCGCCGCCAGCAAACTGACCACCAGTAAATCCATTGTTCAGCACAGAAGCAGCTTTTACTTGCTTAGTGTTGGACATGGAACGAGCCAGCGCCTTGGTGTAGCGAACAGAAAGACGGTCGTAAAGGT